TATGAAGGCAAACGAAGGTTCTCCTAAGACTGACAATGCTACTGATAGTAGACCAAGAGATTTTCCAGACCAAGCAACGAATAGACTTGAGAGAACATTATGAAGTTTAAAGCATTAGTATTTGTCCGACTACGATCACAGGTTGATGACTCTCCTGGTAATGCTGTGAGAGATGCCTGTAAGCGATTGTCAGAGTTAGACATCAAGAAACTTAGATTAGGTAAGGTGATTGATGTTTGGTTGGAGGCAGAGACCAGAGAGTACGCTGAGAAGGAATTAGAAATGCTTTCTGATAGATTTCTTGCTAACACAGTCATGGAAGACTGGGACTATGAATTGACTGAGATTGAAGAATTTCCTAAAGGTATTGAATAATGGATGATTTTAACACACCAGGATCAAATAAGTCTTGGATGGATGATGGGTTTAAAAAGTATGTAATTCAATATCAACTAGATAATGTGGTGAATTTATTAGATGCTAAGATCGAACGCTGTCATGTTTATAACAGCGATAATCGAGATGAAGTATATAATCAAATCACAATTACCTACAAGGATAAAAACTAATGCAGGCAGTTATCTATTCAAATGGAAGTCAAGAGTGTGAGCGCATGGCGTCACTACTCAAGTCCCTCGGAGGAGAGTTTTTAGAATATAAACTTAACGAACATTTTACTCAAAGAGCATTTGAGGCAGAATTTGGTGCTGAGGCAACGTATCCACAGGTATCCTTAGGATACTTGCATTTGGGTAATATGCATGATACACTAGGTTACCTTAAAGAGCATGGAGTTCTCAAATGACTAACGACAAGTGGAATCGGGGTCTTGACCTTTTTATTGAAAGTGTCCTTAAACCAGACCATGCTCTGAGGCAGTGTGCTCGTAATCAAGAGTGCTATGATGAACTGATGGAAATTCGTACTGAAGTCCTGGAACAGTTGAAATCATTAAGAAAAAACTAAAGTGTATCACATTACACACTTGACATAACATAAATACTAGTGGTATAATTACCATACGTTCATCCGAGAGATCGGACGCAAGTAAGTCGCGGAACGGAGCCGTTCATCCCATGCTAGAACTATTATTCTATTCATCACTCACCTGTGCTCAAGCTGATGCAATTATGCTTCGGATGAGAACAAATGAGAATATTCCTCCTGAATATAAGGTGGAATTGATTGAGGTCATGAAGGAATCAACACCTGATTGCTATCCATGGGACGCACACGACTGAAGGAACGGGGATTAAAAACCCTCTACTACTTTAGGAGTAACACAATGACTACAATCACATACCGTGGTGTCAAGTATGACGCCGATGGCTACAAAGCAAAGGTTATTGCAGAGCAAACTGCTCATCGCAATCATAATCTTATGTATCGTGGCATCAAGGTAGAACGTAAGTTCGCATCAAAGTCTTAATTTTGGTGCTATAAATAATGTGGAGGGTTCTAAACCCTCCTTTTTACTATGAGGTAACCATGGAAAAAGATAGGTTAAAGTCAATAGTTCAAAATTTAAAATTAGTCATAGAGACGTTAGAATCCGAAATATATTCAGACGTGAAAGCGTATACCGATACCAGGGAGAATTACGATGATCCCATTGAATATCTTAATAATGATGACGATGACGGTTACCCTGATTGATTGTTAAAGCACCCTTGACAGGGTGCTTTTTTATTGCTAAAATAACTCTGTAGTGTTTCAAACATAGAATGTCCGTTAAGCTTATCTCAGTTACCCCAGATGCCGAAAAACATATGGCATACTGTGCTCGTGTGTCAAATCCAGCAAATCAGGATAATGAGAAGTTCAGTGGTCTTCTGAAGTATTGTATTAAGCATCAACATTGGAGTATCTTTGAGCAGGCATATATGACTGTTGAAATTGAAACGACTAGGGCAATCGCAGCTCAGATCCTGAGGCACCGTTCATTTACATTCCAAGAATTTTCCCAACGTTATGCTGATAGTTCCTTACTCTCAGAGAAGATCCCCCTACCAGAACTCCGTAGACAGGACACCAAGAATCGTCAAAACTCTATTGATGATATGGATGCATTTGAAGTTCAGAATTTGGAAATGCAAATGACGACATTATTTGATTCAGCAATGGCATTGTATAAACAAATGCTTGAGCGTGGAGTTGCAAAAGAATGTGCTCGTAATGTACTCCCAATTTGTACGCCCACCAAAATTTACATGACAGGCTCAGTTCGGTCATGGGCTCATTATATAGATCTAAGGACCGCCAATGGCACTCAGAAGGAACATATGATTGTTGCAGAAGGTGTCCGTGATGTTTTCAAAGAACAGTTCCCCGCAGTATCAGAAGCACTTGAATGGTAAATGTAATTCGTCTAAGGGTCATAGGTAGTGCGCTCGTCATTGTTGCCTACTTCATTGTCCTTCATGTAAATGTATTGGTTGGTGTGGCAACACACCTTATTGCAGATCTTATTTCAGTTCCTTACTTTATAAAGACAAAATCCTGGGATGTGGTTATAATGTTAGCATTCCTACTCTGTATTTCATTATCTAAGTTACTATGAACATCTTTGTAACTGACCTCAGTCCATATAAGTCTGCTGTTGTTCTTCCTGACAAACATATTGTCAAGATGCCCTTAGAGACCTGTCAGATGCTTGCTATTGTATGCTCTGACAAATGGGGTCATGGGTTTGGCACTATTCCTAAAGCAGATGGTACTCCATATGCTACAGAGAAAGGAGCATTCCGTAATCATCCATGTACTATCTGGGCAAATAATTTTGTGCTAAACTGGCAATGGTTACTCGCTCATGGTCTTGCTATGTGCGATGAATACACCGCTCGCTACGGTAAGGTCCACACCTGCTTCAATACTCTTCTAGCAGCGAAGGACATACTGCCTACCGGTGATCCTCAAGGACGCTCAGGGAAGCATACAACGCCATTTGCGAGGGCAATGCCTGAGGAATACAAACTCGACACCAACATAGATACATTTACCGCATACAAAATGTATATTGCGAGTAAACCATGGGTCAAAGATAACTATCTAAGACTTCCTCATCGTAAACCAGACTGGATTTAATTATGCCAACTTACAACGTTAAAAATTTAAAGAATGGAGACACTTTAGAACTTAGTCTATCCATTTCTGCTTATGAGCAATGGAGAAAAGATCACCCTGATTGGGATAAAGACTGGAATGCTGGTGGGTTTGGAGGAACTATATACGGTGAACCTAAACAATCACAAGGTTTTAAAGAAGTGATGCAAAAAGTACAAAAGCGTCACCCTGGTGCTAACTTATCCCGTTATACTTGATTCTATGCCTAGAAAAAGAAATTCTGCTCCAGTCCCATCTGGTATGTCTACTAAGCAGATGAAGAGAAGGAAACCTATCAATAGTGAATATCTTAAAACTATTGAACCTCTCACCGAGAACCAAGAAAAGTTCTTTCATGATTATTCTTTAGAACAGAATATGTTTGGATATGGTGCTGCTGGCACAGGTAAAACCTTTATTGCTCTTTATCTTGCGCTCAAAGATGTGCTAGATGAAAATACTCCATATGAGAAGATTTACATTGTTAGATCTTTGGTTGCTACAAGGGAAATTGGTTTCCTTCCAGGAGATCATGAGGACAAATCATCACTTTATCAAATTCCTTATAAGAATATGGTAAAGTATATGTTTAAGATGCCAGATGATAATTCATTTGAACTCTTGTATACTAATCTGAAAGCACAGGGAACTGTGTCATTCTGGTCCACATCATTCATTCGTGGTACTACATTTGATAATGCTATCCTGCTGATTGATGAAGCACAGAACCTGAACTTCCATGAACTTGATAGTATCATCACCCGTGTCGGTGAGAACTCTAAGATTATGTTCTGTGGTGATGTAGTTCAGACTGATCTAGTCAAACAACATGAGAAAAATGGCATTATTGATTTCATGAAGATCCTAGAGGACATGAAAGAGTTTAGTTTAATTGAATTTGGTGTCGATGATATCGTTCGTTCTGGTCTAGTTAAATCGTATCTCGTAAGTAAAATGGGGCTTGGTCTTTAGTATGTTTAATCATGTTGGTAATTCTTTAAGTGAACTTCCTGATCCTACTACAGTGAATGGAGTGCGGTATTATCGTACTCCTAGTGGTAAGAAACTCCCATCAATCACGTCTATCACATCATTAAAATCTCGTAAGAGTATTGCTGAGTGGCGTAGACGTGTTGGTGATGTAGAGGCAAATCGTATCTCTAAGCAAGGCACTGATCGTGGTACTAAGTATCATGCATATGCTGAAGACTACTTCAATAATATTGAAGTGAAACCAAAAGATCTTATGGAACAGATCAGTAAACCATATCAATTATTTGAGAATTCCCTTCCTTATTTTGATGACATAAATAATATACACGCTCTTGAAGCACCACTGTATAGTGAATATTATGGTCTTGCTGGTCGAGTAGATTGTATTGCCGAATACCAAGGCGAACTAGCAATTGTTGATTTTAAAACATCACGTAAGCAGAAACCAGAGAAATGGATCGAGCATTACTTTGTTCAATGTGCTGCCTACGGTGCCTTGTATCATGATCTCACAGGTATTGAGGTAAAGAAACTCGTCATTATCCAAGCATGTGAGGATGGTGAGGTGCAATTATTCCAAAAGTATGATACAATGTATTATATGAAATTATTGGAGCAGTACATTAATGAGTTTGTTAACTATCACAAGGGAGAAAAGTTTGCCAATGTCTAAGGAAAACCTTAATGACATTTTGGAACAGAAATTTATGACTGCTGCTAAGTTTTCGATGGAAATTGAGAACTTGAAAAAAATCAGTAATGGTACAATGAATTATATTGAATGTATTATTCATTTTTGTACTGAAAATAACATTGAAGTTGAAACTGTTTCTAAATTAATTTCAAAACCACTCAAAGAAAAGTTGAAGTATGATGCTCAACGTCTCAACTACATGAAAAAGTCTTCTAAGGCACGACTTATTCTATGACGGCGTTTGAATCTTATAAAATGTATGTCGCACTGAAGTTACACTTTACTACCGACAGTTATGATTATTTCAAATTCAACGGCAAAACTAGAGTAACGGAAACAAACTTCGAGAAAAGGAAGGACCGTTACTTTTTCAAAAAACTTACTAATCGTAAGAAAGATGACGAGATCCTTCCATACTTCGTCTCAAATTTTGTTGCAGATCCAGCAGGTTGGATTGGTAACATGGTAAGAAATGACGGTGATGATAATTATCGTGCATGGAAGAAACGAATGGAAAGTCTACACTACACTTTTAGTGAAGACATAGACTTCATTCTACAGCAGGTAAATGAATTCGATCAGTTATTCACTGTGACCGAAACACATCCTCAGTTACTTAAATACCTTCTGGGTAGTAAAATATCAATGGAGACATTTGTTATCCTTGATAAAATTCTAAACTTTATCCCACAGTTTGATAATAAGATTACAGAACATCTTGTATGGAAGGATGTGAGGAGAACCGTTCTTAAGTATGCTCCATTTATAACTGTGGATACTGTTAAATATAAACATACATTAAAGGAAAAAGTATTAGATCACCAATGTCTTTCTTCGATTCAAAAATAGTACAACAAGAAGCTCAAGAGATTAGTCTTAAGCAGCAAGAAATTGTCAATAGGATGCCATTTATTCCTCTGATGACATCAGACGATCGTATAGATTTTTTTGATGCGATGCTGGAATTGATTGAGCGACAGAAAATATTCTACATGAGATTAAATCTTTCTGATGATCCTATGGCAAAGGAACTGAAAGAAGAATTCCGTCGTGCTGCCAAGGTTCTTGGCATGGATGCTGAAGGTCTTGACATGTTAGGGATCTATGATAGTTTCCGTGAAAACATGGAGAATGTGCGTCAGCAGGTGCTTGACGGCGAGCTCTAAATAGTGTATGATGATCCTGTTGGGACATCATAATCCAACAAATACAAAAAATCCGAGGTAATACGAATGTCTTTTGCTGATCTTAAAAACAGCTCTAAATTTGGTTTTGATCGTCTGAATAAGGAGATTGACAAACTCCAAGCCACTGGTGGCAGTTCTGACGAACGTTTCTGGAAACCTGAAATGGATAAGTCAGGTAATGGTTACGCTGTAATCCGTTTCCTTCCTGCTCCTGATGGCGAAGATCTTCCATGGGCGAAGGTCTGGTCTCACGGCTTCCAAGGCACTGGTGGATGGTATATTGAAAACTCTCTCACCACTCTTGGTGGTAAGGATCCCGTCTCAGAACTTAACCGCACTCTGTGGAACAGTGGTCTTGATAGTGATAAAGAAATTGCTCGTAAGCAGAAGCGTAAACTCTCTTACTACGCTAACATCTACGTTGTAAGCGATCCTACTAATCCTTCTAACGAAGGTAAGGTCTTCCTCTACAAGTTTGGTAAGAAGATCTTTGATAAGATCCAGGCAGCAATGCAACCTGAGTTCCAAGATGAAACTCCAATCAATCCTTTTGACTTCTGGCAAGGTGCTAACTTCAAACTGAAGATCCGTAAGGTTGAAGGTTACTGGAACTATGATAAGTCTGAGTTCGCTACTCCTTGTCTGCTCGATGACAAGACTGATACTGAACTGGAAGAAATGTGGCGCAGTCAGCATTCCTTGAGTGAGTTCATGGATGCTAAAAACTTTAAGTCCTACGAAGAACTGGAAAGTCGTCTGAATGTTGTGTTGGGTCGTGGCGGCAAGCAGAAATTTGATCGTGAAACTGCTGAGTCAGAAGGTGACTTTAACGGTGCTGACATTATGTCTAGTCGTCCTAACTTTGCATCAACTCCACGTCCTACCGTAGAGACTGCTGCTCCAGTTGCTGCTGCTGCTCCTAGGGTTGCTCCTACCGATGATGATGACACCCTGTCATACTTCGCTCGCCTTGCTGAGGAAGATTGATGAAACCTATTACACTTGATGAATATAAGAATGCAGGGGAAGAGTTCTTCCCTAAGTTCTTCTACGTTGCTAAAGAGTTAGGTGAGGGTGCTAAGGCAGAAGATGTTCTTAAAATTATGGAATCTCTTGCTGGTGTCGCCATGAAGAACAGGGTCAAAGATAAAATCGGACCCTGGGGATTTATTAAATCTGAAACTGAAGAGTGAAGAAATACTTTATAACCTTCATAACAAATCCAGGAACGCTGACCTCCCTCCTGTTGCTGGGAATGATAGCACTGATAGGAGCATTACATAACCATGCTCACTTTACAATGGATAAGGATGCAGATGCTTATGTGAGACAGTGGTGTAGATCATCAGCAGAAAACAAAAAAATCTGCATCAGTTATGGTGGTAATATGGATTACTAAAGTGTTATATTATTGAAGATAGAAGTTTTATTTAAAGTCTTCTTGACATTAGCATCAAAAGTAAGATCTTTACTGAACTTATAATCAACTGATGCCTGGAAGAGTTTTACGAATGGATTTAAGAATGCTGGTTTCAGCACCTGTATAAATCTTCTCTTATTATTCAACTCTTGTTCATAATCATAATAAGATTTAGATAACAGTAAAGTAGATCCATTCTCAAATTCTTCTACGAAAGGATTATATGATTTAATATAACGAAGTTTATATGAATCAGGATCACTGGGGTCATAGTAAACAATCATTCCGCCTGGTTGTACTATCT